ACCGAGCAATACGTCCTCATCATCTGCCTGTCGACCCTGTCGGGATTAGGTGGATCGGCAATCATTGATTTTGCGTTCGGCCTTATCAAATTATGGGCAAGGAATACGTACGGGAATGGCAACGGGAATGGCAACGGGAATGCAAAGCGCGGACGATAAATTAGCAGCCGACCATACCGACGCGACGGATGTGGACGATCCGGATTGTTGGCCGGCGCGCACCTATACATACTACTGCGTGCTCATGATCGTAAACGATCACATCCTCATCGAGACAACCTCGATTGCCAAGGCAGCCGACACGTGGTTCCGCGGCACGTGTTACGGGCAGGGCCGCACACAAAGGCTTGCACGATTGCAAGCGAAGACGCGAGCGAACGCATTTAGGCACAACGCGGCACGCCATGTTAGACGACTTGGAAAACAAAACAGATAAGCAGGTGTAATATGGTAGCAGCACAAAGAACGTGGACGATCCTAGAGGACGGTGGCGACGCGCCGAACGTGATCGAAGTCGTGGCCGGTACACACGACGCGAATTATGCCGTCAGCTTTGCCAACATCCTGGACACGGGCGAAACGTTGTCCAGCGTGACTAGCGTCGCGGTTGTGTCTGGATCGGCAATGACGATCGGCGCTGGCACCGTCGACACCGCGACGACTGGCGTGGAATTTGTCATAACGCACAACGCCAACATGGGCGAGCGAAAGATCCAGGTGATTGCCGACACCAGCGAAAATAACACGCTGATAGGCCAAGCACTATTGGTGATCGTATGACCGAGCGGGCGCGGATACTAAGACGACCACGTAGCCGGTGGAAGCCGACGGCACCGCGGTGGCGCAATGATGCCGAGGCGCAAAAGTTGTACCGGTCAACAACGTGGCGAGCTATAACAAGGCAGTATCTCGATCGAAATAGGCAATGCGTGACATGTGGCGACCCGGCAACACAGACGGATCACATCGTGCCCCATCGGAACAATCTCGATCTGTTTTGGGATCCCGATAACCTTCAGTCGTTGTGCGGGCGCTGCCATGCGAAGAAGACAAGGCGCGGTGAGTGATAAAATGAGACGGCCGAGGGGGGAGGGGGGCCGGATTTCTGCCGTTTTGGCCGCCCCGTTATCGTTGCCATAGGCGCGCACATTTTTCCACAGTTAGAACTGACAGGGGCTAGACCATGAATAGGCCGATCCCGACAAAGATCCAAGAGGCGAAAGGCGCTTACAGAAAGAATCCGCAGAGGCGCAGGACCAACGAACCGATCGCTCCGGCCGGCCGTCCAGACATGCCGAAGAATCTGAAACCACACGCGAAGAAAGCTTGGACGCGGACCATTCAGGCAATGGAGACGCTTGGCATTTTATCGTCGGTCGATTGGGCGGCTTTGGAAGTGTACGCCGCAGCGTATCAGACGTTCAAGGAATGTCAGGCGTCAATTGAGAAGCGAGGCACGACGCTATGGAGTACGAATAAAAACGGCGAACAGTATGCGGCGAAGAATCCAGACGTAACCGTCATGGCCGAAGCCGTCAAGACAATGTTTCGATCCTGGGCTGAGTTCGGGTTGTCGCCTTCGGCTCGCACCAGATTGTCTGTGACCGGTACGAAAAAAAAGGATCCGCTAGACGCGATATTCGCGGCGCGCGGGCAGAATAATTGATCGCCAACGCAACACCATTAGAACAGTTCGACCAGTACGTCGATGACGTGCTAGCCGGTCGCGTTGTGGCTGGCGAGTTAATCAAGCAGGCGTGCAAGCGTCACCTACGCGACGTCAAGCGGAGCAAGACAAAGAAATTCCGCTACCGCCTAAGCGAGGATCACATCAACGACGCGGTTCGATTCTTCCGGATCCTTGAGCATACGACCGGATCCTATGACGGCGAGCCGTTCGAGTTGTATCCGTGGCAGATCTTTTGTGTAGGCTCGCTACTCGGTTGGGTCGACAAGAAGTCCGGCTTTCGGCGATTCCGTCAGGGATTAATCGAGGTGGGCCGCGGCAACGGAAAATCGCCACTGGCGGCTGGGCTTGGCTTGAAGCTGTACGCCGCAGACTACCCTGTCGAGCCGCGGGCGGTCGCCTACTCGGTGGCGACGAAGCGGGATCAGGCCAAGATCATATTCGAGGAAACAAAGCGCTTCGTGTCGCGTTCTGAGCCGCTCGGAAAGATGATTCGCACGTTACAGCACAATCTGTTTATCCCGGCCAACCATTCGCGATTCGAGCCGATATCATCCGAGGGCAAGACGGCCGACGGCTTGATCCCGCACGTTGTCTTGCTGGATGAGTTTCACGCGTGGCAACACGAACATAGGACGTTATGGGATCGGCTGGTGACCGGAATGAGCAAGGGCGGCAGGCTCCAACCCATGCTTCTCATAGTAACCACCGCCGGAGATGACAAATCGGACTTATGGCTAACCTACTACGACTACGCGACCAGCGTCGTGGATACTCGCAGCGACATTGACGACGACAGGCTATTCGTGGCGATCTATGAAATCGACGACAAAGACGACGAGCTGGACGAACGGGTCTGGCCAAAGGCTAATCCCATGCTGGAGCACGGCGTCGTTGACATCGAAGGGTTACGGATGCTGGCCGCTAAGGCCAAAAAGGATCCCGCCTCCAAATCGCAGTTCCGCAGATTCCACGCAAACAAACTGACAACGTCGCTCAATAAACCGATCACGGCGGAAATGTGGAAAAAAGGCGACCAGCCCATGCCAGAGCTTGAGGGGCTGACGTGCTACGCCGGATTCGACTGGGGTTGGAAAGATGACCTGGCTGCAATGAGTTATGTGTTCCCGCTCGGCGATGTGGAAGTTGAGCGGACCAGCGAGGACGAAGACGGCAACGTGATCACCGCCATGGTGGCTGCCAAACAGTACGCGATCCAGGTTGACGCGTGGTGCCCGCGATACGGCCGGCGAGACTTGCGGCAGGAGCCTTTGGCGTCGTTTATCGCCGACGGCTGGCTGACTCCGACGCATAGCGAATCGACTGACATAGCGACGATACATCAATCCTTCGACGCGGCCATCGAGAGATATAGCATACTGTCCATTGCCATCGATCAACACAATTGCCGGGAGTTCGCCACCAAGCTCGAGAACGAGTACGCGTTAACCTCGGTGGTATTCGCGCAAACGCCAGCCAGATACAACGAACCCCTACGGGAATTCCTGCAGGCGTTGCAAGAGGGGCGGATAATCCACGGTGGCAACCCGCTATTGGAGTGGTCCGCGAAGAACATGGCAATAAAAACCAATTCGCAGGGTTACCGTATGCCCGAAAAAGAGCGGTCGTCAGACAAGATCGACCCGATCGTCGCGGTTATTATGGCCCTGAGTGAGGCCATGTTCGCGACAGAGCAAACCTTGATAACCGACGATACGCCAACTTATATATGAGGGGACTGTCAGCAATAGCCGGGCTAGCGCTGGTCGGATACGGCACATATAGAATAGACGAAACGTTATGTTGTCTGGTTGTAGGCGGTATAATGCTCGCGATTGGACTTTTAGCGGCCGTGGTCGCAAGGACGGATATACATGCTAGAGACAGCAAACCGGATAGTTGATTCGCTGTTCGCGAGGTCGTTGGAAAATCCGTCGGTTCCACTGTCGGGCGCTCATGCCGCTGACTACGTCGGCATGGGCACCACCACGACGTCGGGCCTGCAGTTGAGCAACTTAGACGCTCTGACATATTCGCCAGTCTGGGGCGCGGTAGACATGATATCAGGCGACTTGTCGACAATGCGTCTTATTACGTACCGCCGCACCGAGGACGATAGGGGCAAGGTCAAGGCGAAGGAACACGGCGCCTTTAATCTGCTGCGGAGCTGGACTGGCGAGCTGACATCAAATCTGTGGATCCAATCGATGATCGCTACTGGTCTTCTGTACGGAAATTCCTACTCGCGAATATATCGCGGGGGACCTGATCGGCACCCAACGAAACTGGAGTTCATCCCGAGCCACCGAATGCGGCGCGTGGAGAGGAACAACGTAGGGCGTGTCTACACCTATACGGACCGTGTAGGTAATGAGCAACAATCAGGTGAGATGGACATCTTCCATTTACCGGGGCTTATGTTATCCGACCTCGGCGGGATTAGCCTGGTGGACTTCGCGCGAAACACGGTAGCTCGTTACCTGTCAGCCGGCCATTACTCCGATGAGTTTTTCGCAAACGGCGCTAAGACTAGCGGAATGCTGAAGGGCCGAGCCTTCCAAAAACCTGAGGCGATGACGGAGTGGATCACGAAATTCAGGGCGGACACAACCGGACCAGGAAACAGGCACCGTATTCCGTGGTTACCGGAGGGGCTGGACTGGGTCGAAACGTCCGTGAATCCCAAGGACGCTGTTCTCGTTGACATGCTGGATCTAGGACCCAGGGACGTGGCCAACTTTTTTAAGATACCGAGCCATAAGGTCGGGGACACGTCGAAAACGTCCTACAACTCTATCGAGCAAGAAAACCTAAGCTATTACATTCAATGTTTGCTGTACTGGGCAACCCGGATGGAATACGAGGCAAACCACAAGCTATTCCGCGAGGACGAGAAGAAGGATTATTTCGCCGAGTTCAATGCCGATACTTTTTTGAGGACCGATGCCAAGACACGGGCCGAGGTCGATAACGTCGGGATCCTTAATGGCTCGATCCTCCGCAATGAGGCACGAAGCCGGCTTAATCTAAATCCTATCGACGGACTTGACGAGCCATTGCAGCCGCTGAATATGGTGACGCCAAGCCAGGCCGACGCGGCTACTATAGAGGCCGACAGCGACGGCCAGACGGACCGATCGGCAGGCCAGGCCACATTGGTCGCCTTGCGGGATCTACTGTCAGAGAGGCTGTCGCGAGGCATGCGGCTGATGTGCAACGAGGCCAAGCGAGCGGCCGGCAAGCCAGCTAAGTTCGGTGCATGGCTGAACGACAATCAAGGTAAGTACCGCCATGCGTTTGAGAGTGAGACGCGGGACGTTGTCCGGGTCCTAGACTCGCTGGGAATAGTGACCGACGATATAGCCGTCCGGGCACTGGAGGCCGGCCGAGAAGGCATATTGGCGGCAAGCGAAGTCCAAGAGGATCAGCTTGCCGAAAGCGTATCGCTGGCAATGGAGGGACTGACGGCCGACTGTTTGAAGATTGCAACCACGACCATTTTCGGAGGCGACAACCATGAAGATCCCTAGGGTGTACGATTTTGACCACCAGGCCGAGTTTCGCGGTGAGGACAGTGAATCTCCTCAGATTGGGGGCGTCGGGTCCGTGTTTTACGACGGCACGCCAGCAACGGAATTTCGGATTTCGGAAGGGATGCGCGAGCGGATCATGCCGACAGCGTTTGATCGAGCTGTCATAGAGGACGACGTGAGAGGACTCGTTGACCACGACGGGACCAAGATCCTAGGCCGGACAAAATCGGGCACAATGCGACTCCGCACGATCGAGCGCGGGTTAGATTTCACGATCGATCCGCCCGATACTACGGCGGCGCGCGACATCATGGTGAGCATGAAGCGTGGGGATGTGACTGGATCTAGCTTCGGATTTCTCCCGAGACCTGGCGGCGTGCGCTGGCGTAGGGACGGCAATCTGGAAATCCGCGAACTAACCGACGTCTGGCTGCGGGATGTGTCCGTGGTCACCTACCCTGCATACGAAGCGGCCGAGAGTGAGCTGCGCAGTAAGATGGCGGTCGAGTGCTTCGATCGCCACATCGAGGAATCCGACCACCACCGCAATGAGCTGGTCGCCGTCGACTTGGAGAAGGCGAAACGCAGACTACAGCTAGCACTCACACGTTAGTCGCTTGACAAAGCAAAACCGCGACCCTAACTTCGACCTGACAACTTAAAACTCGCCGCCTCGACGGAAACGCTTTAGCGTTAAGCAGGTGGAATTGAAACAGACCAAGTCCTTTTAAGGGCGGCCGTTTGTCGGATTGGAAAACAACTCCAGTCCGGTGGGCGGACGCCCTTTTTTCGTGCCTATCCGACGAAATCATGAGCGTTTGCGAATTGCCTGCCGGGCGCTAATCAGGATTCACAAACGTGACTACATCAAAGGAACTGCTTGAGCAACGCGCTGTCGTTGTCAAGAACATGGACGACATGCACAAGCTTCGCGAGGAGCAAGGCGAATGGACGGGAGAAGATCGGTCGGCTTGGGAGAAAATGGTTGACGACGTGGAAAGCCTGAAGACCCGCGCCGACATGACACACCAGCTCGAAATTGCCAAGCGGGCAAATAACGACGCGTCTTATGGCCAAGAGGATCTGATTCCGGACGGCGGCGGCGACGGCTGTGACGGTCTTGGCAACGAGCAAGCGCTGACCTATCGGCAGCGATCCAACGCCTTTACGAGCTGGGCACTCGGCACGACCGGGCGCGTTTCTACCGACGATCTTGCCAACTCGCGGCGTGCCGGATACGCCGTCCAGCAAGACCGAATCGCAATTGACATGCGGACAGCTCGGCACGGAATGGATCGTCCGCTAACCCTGCACGACGCCCACAAGCGAAGCACGGAGTACCGGGCGCAATCCGTTGGGACCGCGACGGCCGGCGGGAATCTGGTGGCCGATTCGATCATGGCCGCCATCGACATCGCCATGCTTCAATTCGGCGGAATGCGCAACGTTTCGACGATTGTTTCCACGGACACCGGGGCGGATCTGCCGGTGCCAACGTCAGACGACACCAGCAACAAAGGTGCAATCCTCACGGAAAACACCCAAGCCGGCGAGCAAGACCTGACGGTCGGGCAAACCGTGCTGGGAGCATACAAATACTCGTCGCTTGTCGTGAGAGCGAGTTTTGAATATATCCAGGATTCAAATACCGACGCGAATTCCTTTATTGGAAGCATGCTTGGCGTGCGACTGGCGAGAATCCAAAACGAGCACGCCACGACAGGTACGGGAACGTCACAACCAACGGGAATCGTGGCCGCGACCGGCGGAGCGGCTAATTCCAGCGTGACGGCTGCGGCGGGTGCGGCGCTGACGTTTTCCGAGATCCTGCAGCTCAAGCATTCGGTGGATCCGAGTTACCGCGGGCCTGGCTCCGGCTTCATGGGAAACGACACGACCCTTCGTATAATGAAAGAGATCTCTGATTCCCAAGGCAGACCGCTCTGGCTTCCCTCCTTGCAAGCCGGTGAGCCTGATCTATTTGACGGTCACCCGTTGCAGGTCAATCAGGATATGCCAAGCGGCACCGGGACTAAGGCGCTGATTTTCGGACAGCTCGACAAGTATATGCTGCGAGAAGTATCGGGGATCCAGATCCTTCGATTGATCGAGCGATACGCCGATTTCGGGCAGGTCGGATTTATCGGATTCATGCGGTTCGACGGCGCCCTTATTGATGCTGGCACCAACCCGGTGCAGTATCTGACAATGGGTTAATTTCCGGCCGACACAACGAGGTTAACAAATGGGCTACTGAAGCCTGATCGTACTCCCACTTTACCACCTGGCGGCCGTGGCAACGGCTGCGGCCGCTGGGTGTTTATTACGAGGCACATCATGAAAATCAGAGCGAAAGAGGATTGCGACGGGTTGACGCACATCATGAAAGCGGGCCGCGTTTACGACGTTACAGAAAACATCGGCCGTCATCTGTGCGACGAGCGTGGCGTCTGCGAGCGATGCGAGGATGAGCCACCGCTCGTCGATGATCTGGAGACGGAAACGGCGATCGCTCCACCTGTCGAGACGGCGACCGCCCGAAAGCGAACACCGCGAAAAAAACCGTCAGGGGATAAGTAATGCTGGTTCGGACGGCTGAACCTGTCGGGTTCCCTGTTACGCTGGCGGACTTGCGCCGCGACGTGGCAACAGTCGGCAGCGAGCAGGATCTGACGTTACGCAACGACATGCTCGCGGCCACGCGATTGATCGAGGACTCGCTAGGCGTTGCGTTCAACTTGACCACGTTCACATGGTCGTTCGAGTGCTGGCCTGAGACGGGGCGGGTTCTAACGCTTCCCCGCGGTCCATTCTCGTCGGTAACCTCGGTCGAGTATTACGCCAGCGGCGGAACCGATACGCAACCACTAACGACGTGGTCGACGACAAACTACCGCACGCACCACCGAGGCGACCTAGCGGGGCAGATCGAAATGTTTCGTTCGCAAACGTGGCCAGCCCTGGACGATCGGCAAGACGCGGTCGTAATTGAGTTCATCGCCGGATACGGCGACCAGCCAAGCGAGATACCAGAGAAGGCCGCTAAGGCGGTCCGAATGCTAGTCAAGCATTGGTGGGACCATCCGGAGTCGACCGGGAAATTGTCGGACGCGATAGAGTGGTCGCTTAATGGATTGCTTGAAGGACTGCACGCTGGCCACTACATAGGCGCGTGATATGCCGAAGCGACCACCAAAGAGAACCTATGTTGCAATCGAAGAGGAAACACTGCCGCCGGACGACTTCACCGCGTGGTCGGAAACCTGGACTCGGGTCACCTACGCGTACGCGGGGATCCGGCCAATGGTTGGCAGGGAACTGGAACTGGCAAGGCAGATCCACGCAGAGACAACGCACAGCATCGAGGTGGGATATGACAAGCGGATCAAGCCAGATATGCGGCTGAATAAACAGAGCGTCTATTATCACATTATGTACGTTTTAAACGAGAACGAAGAAAACAAAAACATGATCTTGCATTGCAAAAAGGATCAGTAGCGGTGGCTAAGGCTTCAACGAAATTACCGGGAGCGATAATCATAACAGGCGACAAAGAAACCAATCTCGCGTTGTCGCTGATGCCCACGACGTTACAAAAAAAGGTGATAAAGAAAGTCCAGCGTGAGATTGGCAAGGGGATTGTGATACCAGCGGCAAGGCGGAATCTCTCGGCGCACAGCCGAACAGGCGCCCTGGCCGCGTCCATGAAAACGAAAGCCGTTAAGAGAAGTCGTAAACAATTTGGCGTTGCCGTTAATTCAGTATTTAAAAAGTCAGACAAGAAGTTTTATGGGCCGTTCGTCGAGCTGGGGACCAAATACATTCGGCCGGTGCGGTATTTACGCAACGCGTTGTGGGCGAACGAATCGCAAATCCGCGCACGATTCGCGGCACTGTTAAAGGCCGGGTTGAGAGGCGCCGCAATAACTGCCAGGGAAATCGCGAAGGCTAAAAACCTCCCGAGAGGATTGAGGGTTGGCAGTTGATCGAAAAACAGCTACGGTTTTATTTGCTCGCACAAGCAACCGTTTCGGCGGTGCTGGGAACGAAGCACATTTACGCCGGCCGGATACCGCAAAAGGTCGCGGATGATAGCACGTACACCGTCGCACTTGTCCTCACGCGATCTAATACGACTCGCTATTACGACTTGCCTGGTGAAGACACGATCGTGCAATCGAATATTGATTTTGAGTTTCGCGCGTCGCAAGGCACGCCGCCAGCAACGATAGACGCGGCGTTTGAAGCGGTGCGGTTAGTGCTGAGCGGATACCGTGGAGACATGGGCGACGTTGGCGACGTGGTCAAGGTGCATGGTTGCACCATTGAACGAGACCTGATGCCCGAGCCGGTCAAACTAACTGACGGATCCGATAGATGGACCTACACATACTCCGCGGACTTTCTAATAACACATGCACAAGCAGCGACCACAGTTTAAGGAGCTTATAAATGGCTAGCGCAACGGGTAATGGTGTAATTATTGTATTCAGCACAGCTCCGATCTCGGCAACGGTCGTCAGTATTGGCGACATGGATTTTACGAGACCGCGCATTGCTGATTCAAATTTGGCGTCAACTAAATTTGAGGAGTACATACCCGGCGATTTAGTCGACCACGCCGAGGTTGAGGTGTCGATTGTGATTGATCCGGAGCTGATGGATACCGATTTTAACGCGGCGTCAGGAACACCGATTTTCGTAAATGGCGCTGCCGATACATGCACAATTACATTCGCGAATGCGGCGGCGTCAACGCTAGTTGGAACCGCCTTCCTTACCGGATGGAAGATTGGCGCAATAGAAAACAACACCCGCGTTGAAGGATCTTTCACGTTTAGCTGGGATGGAAAAACGGAACCGACTTGGGTCGATTGATAATGAGCGAAATCGTATTCAAACCACATACTGACATCACGGAACAGGTCTGGGTCGACGGCCAAAAAATCGGCTATTGCAACACGCTGCCGCAGGCCGCGTGCGTATGCATCAAACAGCTGTCTGAATCACAGAAGGCGGAAGTGGCTGCAGCCATGGATGATCGCTACGGCTCCGACATGGCGACCCCGGCGAAACCTCGTCTGGTCACGGACGCCCCACCGCCACTAATAGATCCCGACGAAGAAGAGGAAAGCGAGGACGACGAAGAATGAGCGATGGCAATGGATACGCCGGACGGGATACGTTTTTCGCGAAAAGCGAGAGACGGTGGACGGATCACGTTCAGGAGGATTTCGGGACCCTGTGCTTGCGAAATATGACCGCGAGACAATGGTCGTCAATTGAAGCGGACGGGCAAGACAACAAGCTAAGCCGCAAGGATCGCATTGCCCGACTCAAGGTCCATTCGATTATAGCAACGGCCGTTGACGGGCCGGAAACGGACAATCTGTTGTTCACGGAAGATGACGCGGACCGATTACTTGATCTGGACGCTGGCGTGATTGATTCGATTTGCAATGCAATTGTGAAGTTTTGCGGACTCGGTGGCTCGGCCATTGATGACGCTGAAAAAAACTAATGCGGCAGCCGCTACGCCAATTCGCGTATCGGCTGGCTTATAAACTTGGCTGGATAAACGTCGATGAAATGCTGGATTCGATACCCGCTGGAATGCTCGCTGATTGGATCGCAATGGCGAGGATTGGACTTGATCTTGATGGCTGGCGGCAAGCGGGCACGATCGCAGCAACCGTCCACAATGAAATTACTTCCGCCCGCTACGACTGGACCACAAAAGACATGCCAAAAGACGCGATCCAAGACGAAACAAGCTACATGCCTATCGAGCAACAGGCTAAGCCAAAACGAAGCAAGGTGAACCAGGGTTCCATCGATTCATATATGGCAATGGCGAAACGGAAATATAAGTAATGGCGACAATCGGAACACTCGCCGTCAATGTTGTGGCTCGAACGGGGGCGCTAAATAGCGGTCTATCTCGCGCGCGCGGATCTGTGTCTCGATTCGCGTCGGCTGGTAAGTCGGCGTTTTCTTCGTTTGGCATTGGCGCGCTATCGGCTGCGGGTGCGCTGGGTGCGCTTGTCCGCGAAAATGAGGGACTTGAGCGAACCATGAATCGCTCGCTTGCCATAATGTCCGGCGTGTCAAAGGTGATGCGTGAGGATATGACGGCAGCCGCCATTCAGGTCGCGAAAACAACAACATTCTCCGCAACACAAGCGGCCGAGTCCTACTTCTTCTTGGCGTCGGCTGGACTGACGGCGGCCGAATCACTAAAGGCCATGCCAACGGTGGCGCAGTTCGCGATGGCTGGAAATTTCGATCTGGCTCTCGCGACTGATTTACTGACAGATGCACAGTCCGCGCTAGGGCTGACGTCCAAGGACGCCGCCAAGAACCTGGAGAACATGGCCAGAGTTGGTGACGTGCTGGTGAAGGCGGGCACGTTGGCAAATGCTACCGTCCAGCAATTTAGCGAATCGCTGACCAATAAGGCTGGGGCTGCATTGCGGCGAATGAACATTAGCCTTGAGGAGGGCGCGGCGGCGCTCGCTATTTTCGCGGACCAGGGAGTCAAGGGATCGGACGGAGGAACCGCGCTATCCATTGTCCTCCGTGAGCTGTCCAATAAAGCCATAACGTCGGGCAGCGCGTGGAAGGAAGCCGGCCTGGCTGTTTTCGATGCCAACGAGAGTTTCCGTGGGATAGCGCCAATCATTGAGAGTTTGACGGATAAGCTGGGAGACATGACCGACAAGCAGAAAACGGTCACCCTTCTCAATCTTGGTTTCCAGGCTAAATCCGTGGGTTTCATTTCATCGCTTCTCGGCACGTCCGAGGCCATGCAGGAGCATAATGAAAAGTTGGATGCGGCCGGCGGAATAATGGACACCGTGGCCAGCAAGCAGATGACGAATCTGGAGAAAGCCTTTGCGCAGTTTAAAGGCAAGTGGACCGACATGGCGGACGGCGTGGGTGTTCTAAACCAGGCTTTTGTTTTGTTGGTTAAGGGTGGAACCGGAGTTCTTGGTTTTTTTGACTTTCTAAACAAAAAACTCAACGCCGCTGCGGACAGACTGGGGGTGATTGTCACTGACCTAACCAGCGAAGAGTTGCTGCGCGCACTCAATGAGAGAGACCCTAAACGATTCAACTTTGGCCGCGGTGCGATAACCGCCGAGGAACGATCCGGCTTCGTGGGGCTTGGCCAATACCCGCAGCCGCCACCGCCTCCTAGAGCACCTGGCACCCCTGGGTCGCTTGTTGGCCGTGATTTATTTGCCGAACGAACTGCGGAAAATATAGCCGCGAAGTTGGCTAAGGTTACAGACTTGCGAGGCGGGCCATTAAGGGCAGCGATGGACGAGCGTATGTTCGGTGATATGTTTGAGGATATCCCAAGCATCATCGAAGATATGTCGGTGGATATGCTAACGGGGGGGGGGAGTTTGCTTGAGAGTGATCTCTTGTCTGCGGCGGCGAATGGGTTGGCTGATCGCATGGGTACATGGCTCAAGAGCGTGGACTTAGATATCAGTTCGGCCATTCGCGGCGCTAAGCCGAAGAAGGCGGCGACAGGAGCCTCGCTAGGGCTTACTGAGGGCGGTACGGCGGATGCATTCACGGCTCTCAGGAGGAACTTGAGCGGCTCACCGATCGCTGTCAAGCAACTCGCCGAAGCCAAGAAGCAGACTGTTTTATATCGCCTTTTTTTGCGTCAATTGCAGCTAGGTCAGTCTCCACTTGACCAGCCGGATCTGCAAACCGCTCCGGGGGTTGGCTGATGGTCGCTGAGCCCCGGAGCAGATGCAACCTAATGGACGTCACGCTGACCGAAACCGGGTTTGATCGCGTCTATAACGTCACCTGGAAGTTTAACGCTAGTGCAGCGCAAAGCATATATAACCCGGCCGCAGCGCTTAAAGCGGCTCGTAATACCAATCCGCACAAAGTGCCAGCGCACCTGGCAACGTTAAACATAGCCGGCAACACCGTAGATAATTCCGCGTACCTCCGCACGGTTAGCGTGACTCGACAGGATCCAAACGAAAGCCGACATCAGTGGACAATCAACGGCAAGTTCGAAACGATTAGAGCGGGTGAGACCCTTGGGGAGCTCAAGTCAATCAGCCCATTGCTGAGACCCGCAGAATTCTGGCTTGAAACCGACACGGTCACGGAAACTATAGAGGAAGGTTGGATAGAGACTGCCCTCACTTCAATTGACGCAAAAAAAGGCGATAAACTCCCGATTGTAAATGCGGCCGGCATCGCATTCGACACGCCACTAATGAGGGATCGCGAGCGGACAATACTCGCGATCAAAAAAAACGTACGCGCCCTAAGTTCCATTGTTGGCATTATCAATGAATTTGATAACACGACCAACGAGGAATTTTATTACGGGGCGCCACAAGATCACGCCGCCTACCTACACACCGAAACCGGGGAATACACGGAAGAGGACGGCGTTCGTTTTTACACAATGGTCGTACGCGTCTTGATGTCCGGTGAGCCGATTTATCGGCACGTCGTCAACGAAGGCTATCGGCATTTTTCTGAAGCGCCTGCAGTCCCAGCCGGATTTGACGATCAGCTAGTGATCGCAACCGAGGGCGGGGAACCGACCCCGGATCCCGTGCTACTCGCAATGGACGGAACGCGATTGGAAAAAGGCAAGATCGGTTTCACGATTCCATATCGCACACGTCGACGCGTCAGCTATCAAGGATTGGTTTTTTCATAATGCCGCTAACTCCCAACATGGCGAAACGCCTGATCGGCAAATACAGGAGGGATCGTGGACGAACGCGATCAATGGGTGATCCTCCAACGAAGACCCGACACGTCCGCGTAACGCCGACGACGTGGAAGCCGTCATTTACGTTTGGCGGTACGACTAATCATGGAATATTGCCCTATGGAGTTGGGATCCTTTGGGCGGTCCGCACCTCAGAGTCTAAGCCAACTGATCGTCCAAAGACGACTCATTATCTTGCCATGCCCGTCGAATCCACCAGCCAGGATCCACAATGGAATTTCAACGCGCCTTATCTAATTCGCGACAGTGCCGAGACAACCGGAACAAAACCCGGATTCCAAGACGGAAAAACTATCCTGTCGGCCACGCTGGCATATGATGAGCCAGCCTGGGCGAGAGTTCATATGCCGCGAGCCGATAGCAAAATTACAACGGGTCAAACATTTGGTCCGGTGGCTAATACAGGTGGAACGTTGTATCCGGGTTTACCTGGGTTTGTTGCCGTATGGGATCAGCTTACGCGGGCTCAGTCCGCGATAGCATTAGACGACGGTGGCCATGCGGCGATGTTCGTGCAGCCATCGCAGGCAATGCATACAATCACCTGTCGGGCTGTTTCTAAGTGGACACCGCAAGGCGGCGATCCGTATTATGTCAACGGTAGTTTTTCGCAAGCAACGCATAACCGATGGTGGGGCACGGTCGAGTGCGAGGCACTGCATCCTTATACATTCGAGCCATACGACGGGCTAGCTAGCTGGCGCCCGAGGGTGCACTTTATTGCATATCTACACTTTTCAAATACGCGACAACCAAACATTGTAATCGGGCAAAAAATAGACGTTGTCATTCGAGCTGATTCGCGATGGCAGCCGGTTGCAACCGGTTCGGAATGGTTAGACGATCCGGTTGGAACAATCAAACAACACGTTTTCTACAACGCCGACGGCGCATACTTGCGGGACAACATGCCGCAGGGATGGGCGCTGTGCAACGGCACCGACAACAGCGTAGCTAATTTCGGAAGTGGTGTGAATCTAGTCGATCGAATGATGATCGGGGCTGGGACTGTGAGTGATCTCGCGGAGGTGCGAGAGGTTGTTAGTAATTATTCCGATCTCCGTTCGGCAGGCGGTGGAACCAATCGCGATGCTGTGGGGATTTCTCTAATTGAGAGAATTGACAACAGCAAAGATCAGGCAATTTTCAATAGAGCAGATGTAACGCTGATAAGGTAGAGTAATATGGCGACGCGAAAATGGGGGCCAAATGCGGCGGATGTAGCGGAGACGCAAACGCTGACTGTTGCCGGGACGTGGATCGCGGGCGAGATTATAACGCTCACCGTGGGTACAAAGGACATCGTAATAACTGTCGGATCGGATCTCACGCCGGCGGATATCGCGGAAATCATACAGCTTACTTGGAGCGGCGGCGCGCTAAAGAACGACGAGTTGAGAACGACAACTGGCGATCTTGAGGGGGAATTTTCCGAGATCGAGGCGACGTGGGCGGCCGCGACTTCCGTTGTTAATCTTACCGGACCGGTTGGCGTAGCAGTGACAATCGCGGAGGGCACCAGTTCGGTGTCCGGCACCATTGTCCTCGCGATTACGCAAGCGGCAACCGGGAAGAATTTTTGGGGCGATGCCGGGAATTGGGACACCGTCCCACTTGAAGACGATGTGATGGAATTCAAGGATACTGACGTATCCGTGCTCTACGGGATGCCGACAACTATCGCCGGATTGAATGTCCAGGAATGGGCGACATTCACGGGCGACATCGGCCTGCCGGCAATCAATCCAGGATCCGACAGTCAAACAGGGGCGTCGGTTCCTTATACTGAATACCGCACGCGATATATGCCCTGTGGCGGCGGCGGTGAGATGGGCATTGGTAATGGACCATCCGGAGGGTATCGTTTCATATCTCTCAATGAGGCGGACGCACCACCGACGGTCACGATTAATAAGACCGGCGCCCAGAAATTCGCGGCACACGCTGCGGTAACGTTGGTGGGACTGGCACCCCCCGCCGATCCACCGAGTCCAAACGTCGTAAAGATTCGCGGTGGGGTTGTCGGTATTGAGAACGACAAGGCCTACACACCAGCGGCGTCGAGTACGCCAGATCTCCACATTTCTGGCGGCGCCACCGTTTTCATAGGGGCAAATTGCATTCCGAACGAAATCAATAACCTGAATGGGACGGTATCGACTGAGACCGATGTTTCCGAGATCACGCAAGACGGCGGAACGCTGACTGTTAATGGTGACATCCTCGTTGCAACCACAAGTGTGATACGCGGCGGTCGTTTCAAGTTCAATGGCGGGTCCGTGACGGGCGATCCGCTGACAATTTCCGCGCCAGGGATCCTAGATTTATCAGAAAACACGAACCCCTTACTCGTCATGACTGGTAATGTGAAACGAGTCGGCAACGCGGAGATCAAGGATCCTGGGGGGCTCATTATCAGCGGGGGTGCCGGCATCAACTTTGTGGGCTCGACAAGTTTAGCCAACGTTGATCTCGGGAGTGCGGATTTCACCGTAGACTTAGAATAATGTTGACTGGCTTCAAGGAAAAACGCCTCCCTCGCGGGTACGATGCACGCCGCTATTACCAGGCATTGTATCGCTATTCTGGCTCGATTTTTTACGAGGATTGGAGTACGTACGGGGCTCGCCGCACGCTATCGTCTGGTGAGCCTGTATTCGCCAAGGCGCTCCACAGGGACTCCACGGGCGTGTTGTGGGCGATGGTTGAGGATCGGCCGGCCGTCAAGCTGGAGCTGTACACGTCAACCAACGGTGCGCTGACGTGGACGCTGTACGATACGGTGCTGTCAGTGACGGTTGCCAACCAGCCGGATTGGACATGGACGACGGACGACAACTTCACCGTTGTCTACGTCGATACCGATGACGATTTAGAATCGTTTGATTACACCGTAGCCACCAAAACGACCTCGGCATCGCGCCAGATTGTATCCGGGACAATCACCGATCCTGTCATCCTTGTGAGGCCTGACGGTGTTTGGTGGGTGATCTACGGAGACCGTGACGGGTCCAATGTTTACGTGAGACAGAGCTTTACGACTGACGGCGCCAATACGGTCGATTCAACAGCCACGCTGTTCACTCGCACCAAGGTCGGCGGTGGCCACGTCGTCGAGGATTTAGGCGCGATCAATTGCAATGGCAATGACGCTGTCGTCCTATTTGAGGACGAGGAGATCAACAAGTCAACGAGCTCGGTGAAACAACTTTACTGGGATGATTCGCTGACGACCTGGACCGATACCACCGTGATCCCATCGAGCGGGACAATAGACTATGAGGGGGCCGCACCGTTTGGAGATCCCGCGGGCGATCCGGATACGTTCTACTTTATCGTAGCGCATAACGGAGCCGGCGGAAACACGTACGATAAGAACCAGCTCTATCTCTACAAGTCGACCGACAACGCCTTGACGTGGTCGCTGTCGCGCACGCTACTGAGCGAGCACTCACATGTGGAGTACGGCGTCTATATCATGCCTGACAAGTCGATTCTGATTCGCGACAATCGGAACTTCCAAGTGGACGCCATTGGTGCTACCGACGCGGATAAGCCGGCCCAAATCATTCACATGTCATCAATCAACAGTGGCGACGTGTTTGACATATGGGAAGACTCGGGAGAAGTGACGATCGTCGTTGACGACGGTTTCGCGATCATGCACGACGAAGGCAGCGAGCGCGGATTTTTGCCACGCGAGGCTGATCGCCTGACAAACATTGCGTTTACGGCAAATTTGCAGGCAGGCGGATCAACAGTTGATCTGCGCCTTGGCTGGGGCTACGAGGACGTTGACAACCACTTTCTGCTGATACTAAAGGATACAACGGCCACGATCTACGAACGCACGGCGGGCACATACGCGCAAATCGGATCAGCCGCAACTAGTCTCGGCCCGTACACGACGCGGACGTGGTATGAAGTTAAAGTTCAGTTTTCCGAGGTAACCTCCGGAAACTACAAACACGCCATCTACGTGGACGGAGCCCTGGTTTTGTCGGTCGATGATGCGACGGCGCCAGCTGGCACAAAAGTCTGTATATCGTGCGGGAACAACCATGGCGATCACCAGCCGGTATTGATCGGTGTCGCTAAGTGCCAAAGATTAACGGCGACGGCTTTTTCCGCTGACAAAATCGTGCTGGAAACGGGTGGCGATATTCTATTGGAAACGGGCGGCTCGATCGAAAAAGAGGTGACATGATGAACGGACTGAAGACATTTCCCCTGGCGTTTGCGTTGCTGGTTAGTGCAACAATCTACTCGCAGGATTTAAAAATTACCGAACTTGACGACGACGCCACCCCGGTGCTGACGGACCTTTTATTGTCAGTCTCAGATCCGACTGGAAGTCCCGTGAATAAAAAGGTACAGATCGGGAATGTATTGGCCGGCGCTGGCATTACCCTAGACAGTTCTGGTGACACCACGTTCGCCGGCGATATCTCAGCGGTGGACACAATCACCGTTTCTGGCACTGGCAACACTGCATCCCACATAACGAGCACCAGCAACACTGGATCGGACAATGCCTTGTTGACGTTCAAAAAGCTTTCGGCCGACTCCGGGGCCACCGCGAACAACGAAGACCTCGGGGAGATTACCGCCTCCGGGTGGGGCGGCAGTACCGAGATAGTTGGCGCCAGAATTTTCTTTCAGGCCGACGAGGCGTGGTCTGAGTCGACCGCTAGAACGGACATGGCCATTGGGTTAACTCCCGCCAGCGCTACGGCTCCGGTCGATGTGTTTTTCTTGAACAGTACTGGGAACCTCGGACTCGGTGTTGATCCGGGAAACGGAACAAACTTCCTCAAGTTGGAACGAGCTGACGATTTCCGGGTCGCCCTGTTTTGCACGTCTAACACAACAGCCGATGCGGCTAGTGTAGTTTTCCAGAAGCAACCTGGGGATGCGGTGGCAATGACTACCGGCGAGCTACTAGGTGAGATTACATGGATCGCCCATGATGGTACGGCCGTGGGTGATGCGGCCCATATTGTCGTCGACGCAGCGGGCACATGGGCAGTTGGAGACCATCCGACCAATATGCAATTCTGGACATGTCCGGACGGTAGCGCAACAGAATTAAAACACCTAGAAATAGATTCGACTGGTGATGTGGTCGCGACTAATGACCTGCACTTGCAAAATCTTCGTTTCGATGAAACCGGTGCACGAGTGGCAACCATCGAGGCGTCGTACATAACCTTTAACGTCAACGGCGGTACAAGATGGCACATGGACTACTCAGGGCATCTTGTCCCAGGGACGGATTCCTCTGTCAATATCGGGTCCACAGGCCAGCGAGTTGCCACGACATGGACGGATGCCATCAATGGCGACATCGATCTGACGACGTCGGGCGTCGTGGAACTTTCGGGAAACGTCGGCGTGAACACGTCGACGTTTGACGGATCAGCTGCGGGAGTTATTGCCGTAGCGAACGGCACGGCGCCCGCTGCCGGTACGGCCGATCAATCCTACTTGTACGCGAAGGACTTCGGGGGGAATTCTTTTTTACATGCCATGGACGAACTTGGCAACGAGGAACGGCTCACCCCTCATATGGATGCGGACACGCTACGAGACTATGGCATCACGGTGAACGCTGATGATCCCATGCCACGCATCTCGATCACAAAAAATAGATTTATCGGCGTGACGCAAATCAGCTACAACGACCCCATCACGAACATCACCACGACGGTTCACAAATACCTGGCAGACGACGAGATGGTCGACTGGGACGACAACCAAGAAGAATACGCTGTCAAAGCGGATGCCAAGCGAGCGATCTGGCAAGCCGAAAAAGATCAGCACGATGCCGATAGAGTGGCACGCGATGCACAGATCGCGGCGTGGGATGTCAGCAAAGCGGCTGATCCGGACTTAGCAGAACCACGTCCGGAATCAATTGGTGAATTCGATGTTCCGCAGCCGCCAGCCTACACGAAAAAAGCCGCGCCGCATTATGTCACGCGTGGGCGGGCTATCAGGGACAGGCTCGCGCCTGATCGATTGTAAATTACTCGACCGGTTGCTACGCTTTGAAAATGGCAACTATCAGTAATCAGTTTTTGCATAATTTCAATTCATTACTCGATAGCCGGGGGCGCGGGGCTCGCGTTGCCTTATCGATCCATCTTGGTTGTTCACGGTCCTTCGTGTCTCACCTAGCGAACGGGCGAAGGGTCCCAAATCTCGAAACGCTAGGACTCATCGCGGAGTTCTTTAACGTATCTCCACAGCGATTGATCGAAACTAATCTCCAAGTTGTCAACGACCAGGGTTGACGGTGATTTACCCGGGCGTTAAGTTCCTTTTCGTAGTCCATGTGTTACGGTTCCCCCCGTGACCCCGGTGGCTCATGCGAGCCTGCCCGCGTGAGCGATGTTCTATTTGGCAAGTGCCCTACGCGGGCAACCGGGGACTTTTGCAATGAGAAACTACAGCCAAGAAACACCGCGAGTAACGCTCAACGGTCGGGACTATTTTATGTCAATGGATTCGACGATCTGGTTTTGGGCCGCCTATGGGATCAGGGGCCGGAGACAAGAGGTGTTGGGCCATAGCGAAGCGGTGTCGGTCCTGCAGAGGTGTACATGCCAGCGGTCAACCGACTGGCTCCGGGAAGTCGAATTAAAACATTCGGCCAGCGAGAAAAGCAAAACGCAGAAGAGCAGACAGGCCAACATAACGCAGCCCTTGCCGCCGCGTAAAGGGCCGGGAAGTTTTGGGAATATGGATCTAGATTGACAAGTGACACGGAGGTCAATGATGCTCGTTTTATCACGCAAGAAATCGCAAAGAATCCTCATCGGAGATGGCACCACGGCCGACGCGATAACGATAACCGTGGTTGAGACCGGCGGCCGTTGGGTACGTATCGGGATCGACGCGCCACCGGAATACCACGTAATCCGTGAGGAATTGAAGGATCGACCACGCATAGCCAGGAATGGCCGCACGGAGGCGAAGGATGATTGAACTACTCGCGGGGATGTCAAACAAGGATTACCACGCGCTTCCTCAGTGGTCCCGATCGCAGCTAGTCGATTACATCGAATCGCCCGAGCTGTTTTTCGGTCGGTACGTGTCACAGGAAATCGAACGCAAGCAAGCGACGCCCGCAATGGATTTCGGGATTCTCGTCGATGAATTCCTGACCGAGGGCAAGTTGCCAGATCCGGAGATCCCCCGCGACGTCGCTATCATTCCACAAGGAGTGTTAAGCAAGAGCGGATCGCGAGCCGGTAAAACATACAAGGACTGGATGGCGGAAAACGTCAAGCCGGACCAGGAATCGAAAACGCCGAAGCAATGCCAGGAGTATCGAGAGATCCAGGGGCGCAAGGCGTCGGTCTGCATGCGGATCCAAGAGCAGATCGGGCGCCATAGGCTGGCCGCGAATCTACTACTCCAAGGCGAGCGGATATTCCAGGGATCGCTAGTGGATGGCGTGATGCGGTCACGGCCGGATCTGATTAGGCCGGGCCATTGTATCGTCGACGTCAAAACGTCGGCATCGGTGCACGAAGAGCATTTTGCGAGGCAATCGCTAAGCTTTGGATATGACATCCAAGCGGCGATGGCGTCCGATTTATGGTACGTCCTTAAAGCCGAAATGCTGACGGTCGTCTTCGTGGTAATCCACAACGAGCCGCCGTATGAAATCGCTACATATGAATTCGATTCGGCATTCATGGATTATGGGCGACAGCGATACCAGCAGGCGGTCAAAGGGATTACCAGCCGGCGTTTTTTGCCGGACGGTCACGGCGAAGGAAAAGTGGTACATCTACCCAGGTGGACAAAGGAAATCACATGACCACAGAATTGGCGACGGTGAGCGGTGGGATAGTCGACGCTCCGACAACGGTAGGACTTGATACAATCCCAGGTTTCGAGCTGGCGCAACGCATTGGAATCATGCTCTCGAAATCTTCAATGGTGCCAAAGGACTACCAGGGGGCGGCGGGCGTGTCCAACTGCATCATCGCGCTGAATATGTCTCACCGGACGGGTGCCGACGTTCTGCAGATTATGCAGAATCTTTACATGGTACACGGCCGGCCGGGCTGGAGCAGTCAATTCCTAATTGCCACGTTCAACACTTGCGAACGCTACACATCGATCCGCTATCGATTTACCGGCGACAAGGGGACCGATTCTTGGGGCTGTGTTGCCTATGCTCGCGAGAAGATAGACGGCGTGATCGGCGATTTAATTGAGGGGACCGAAGTAACGATTAAGATGGCCAAGGATGAGGGCTGGCACGGCAAAAGCGGGTCGAAGTGGAAGACAATGCCCGAGCAGATGCTTAGCTATCGGGCGGCGGCGTTTCTCGCACGGATCTACGCTCCTGAGCTGTCGATGGGGCTACACGCTGCCGACGAGCTGCACGACGCGCACGCGGCGCCCGAGGCGACCGTGCACACGGTAACGGTGCAAGAGACGACACCGCATCGCGACGTTCAACGGATGCGGGCGGTACTCGTCGATCCGCTGGAGGATGAGGAAATTTCGGACCCTAAATTCGCGGAGATGGATCCGCTATCTATGATCGAGCAATTCCAGCAGGCCGCAGCGAAACAAACAACCCGCGAGGGGCTTCGGGATCTTTGCCGTCAATACGAGGAGGATTTTCCGGAAGCTGCTACGGCGCTGGGGGAAGTGTACGCCGATCTGGACGGCCGATTCAGGGCCGAAGCCGAAAGCGAGTAACACGGATGGTCAAGAAAACAAAGCGGATGCTCGCGGCTGAAATTTTGTGGAATGAGATCGACGCGGCCGGCCTGGAAATTGCGGACCCGCTTTTTGAGCTGGCGTTTCTGGACGAGAGAAACTGGCGATTCGACCTGGCGTGGCCCCTAATTTTACTAGCCATTGAATGCGACGGGCTCGGGATGGCGGGCCGACCCGGCGGCCATCAAAACCCAAAGGGGATCCGCAATCAAAACGAAAAACGCAACGCGGCGATCGAAGCCGGTTGGCGCGTGCTGGTCTATCCGTCGGATCAGATCACCCAAAACAAAAAACGGCGGCACCGAATCGCGCATCAAGTGATCCGCGTGATCTGCGGTGCTTCTTCCCCGGGACAGTCTGCGCACGTACTAACAGGGGATTGAGCGCGGACAAGATCGCGAAATACTTCGGGATGCGTTTGACCAAACCAAAACAAGTCTGAAGCACCTTCGGCCGTTACCTAGGTAGGGCTGAAATGGCATAATGAAACAACTCACGCGGTCTAGGGTCGCCCCTGAAAAGCCGGCAACCTGATCCGGCCTGACCGCCGTTTTTTTTCCGCACTTTTCCGCAACGGAGGCGGGGATCGTTCTGGGGATCGACGGAATCCGGCTCGTCAGTTTTCCGCACTTTTCCGCACTTTGCGGAAACGTCGGCGGGGATCGTTCTAGGGATCGACGGAATCCGGCTCGTCAGTTTTCCGCACTTTTCCGCACTTTGCGGAAACTAAAAACAATCTTTCTAGCTCAGAGAAAACGGAGCGGCTTGTACGCTCATTGACGGCCGGGCCGGCGGCGAGGTATGATGCGGAAGCCAAAAACACACCTACACGCAAAACCAGAAACCGCGAATCGATGGCCCCGCAAGGGACCGGCCGAGTGTGTGCCGGGGCAACTATCGTTACGCGGTTTTTTCGTGGAGTTACGGACATGGCGGCGAAATACCGCAAGATAGACCCTCGGATCTGGAACGATGAGGTGTTCGACCAGCTCAGCCCCAGCGAGAAATTATGTACTCTCTGGCTACTGTCATCCAACGCGGTCAACCGGGCCGGCGTGGCCGTTTTTCGGATTGGCGAAGGGGGCGATTACTGGCACTGTGAGACCTACGATCACGCGTGGGATTTGCTTGTTAGCGTCTGCGCTAAATTTGCCTGGCCGGTCCAGAAATTGGGCCGATCCAACTGTATTGTGATTTTTCCGAAGTGGTTCCGTTATAACCCCCCAAACAACCTAAAACACCTGAAGGGTATGCTGTCAGACCTGGCGGATGTGCCGAAATGCGACATTCTCGATACGGTATATCCGACGCTAAAACACTATCTTCCTAGGGTTTTCCACGAACAATTTAACGTGTACATTTATACCGTATGGGGGTCGGCTAGCGATACAGTATCGAGAGAAATCGCTAGTTTCTCTCGATATCAGGAACAGGAAACAGAAACAGAAACAGAAACAGAAACAGCACAACAGGAGGGGCGGGAGCAATCGCCGCAAGCGGCTAAGCCTGTGCCCGACTGGAGTCGGGTTGTGTCTTCTTTGAAGGACTTGGATGTTGGTGGCGTCGACGCTTTGATCGCGGATATCCGCCGAAATCGCTGGACGCCGGATTGTGCGGCCGCGGTGGTCGACCATTACCGGACTCTCCGAGGGGTCAGCCCTGGAGCGCTCTACAAGCGACTGAGAGACTTCCAGCCGGACGACCTGCCCGTTGCTAAGGGCTGGCCGAAACCGGCGCCAGGGACGTCTAGGGCGAAGCCACGGCCAGATCCTGCCTATCGGGCGGAGTTGCGCCGCTACGCGTACCGCCAGCAGTTGCGGAACAACCAGGATGCCCCCCTGACGGGCGATGCATTGCTAGATGCCATGGAGAAATATGATTCTGAGGTTCGCGTAGCGCCAGCAGCAACGGATTAAGATGGGTCCACTGTGTGGCCAAGTTGTGGTGATGGTTGAGGCTATTCATGAACGTTCATGAACGGAGACATGAACGATGCTAATTTTTTGGGCTGACAATTCCCAAAAGCTAATTGTCAGCCCAAATCCGAATGTCAATTCTGACGAACCCCCTTAATTGACATTTGACAGTCGAAAAAAAAGAAATGAAAAGCCTCGGGCCGCAACGGCTTGAGGCTTTTTTTTGGGCTGTCAATTCCCGAAAGCTAATTGACAGCCGAAATCCGTGGTCCAAATGGTCCTCCGGCGGGGCCTGCAGGGCGGAGTTACGATGAATGGTAGAAAGCACCGTGGGGTGTACCTGGGGTATACCTGGGGTTTTCCTGGGGTTTTCCTGGACGATCCCCCGACGCCTCCTGCAGGGCGGATGATCCCCTGCCGGGGCCTGCACGGCTGGACGGGAAAAAAAAACGAGAAATACTTGGGTTCTTTTTTGAAAAGAGGGTTGACGACATTCCGTAGGATGCTAGAATTAGGATATCACGACAATCAAACAACATACGGGAGAAAAACGATGACAACCAACAACACAGAGGAACACGACAGACTCTACAACATCCTACAGCACCAAGGATTTCACGAAGACACAATCGACGAGATGACCATTGAGCAGATGCGGGAATTTTCCAGTACCGACGTGATCAAGCTGCAGCGGTTGGTTTTCGAGATGGATTTTATTTCTGGCTAGGAATTTGGAGATCACCGACACCTTGTTGAACTACTAACCTATTTGCGTGACCCGCACACGAAAGGCGAGACCATGAAAACTACTGAAATGAAAGCGACGGTGTTCTTTGACGCGAGAGCTAACGCATTCACCGGACATGGGACCCGAAGCCACAGATTTTGCGTGGAGCCGGATGGATGCATTTATGTCTGGGATTCGATTTCGGGCCATTACACGGTGTGCCACCAACTAGGCGAGCACGCCCAACGGCGGATTCGCAAGCTGGCCACCCAATCCTGACGACGACCAAACCACATACGGGAGAAAAACGATGACAACCAACAACACAGAGGAACACGACAGACTCTACAACATCCTACAGCACCAAGGATTTCACGAAGACACAATCGACGAGATGACCATTGAGCAGATGCGGGAATTTTCCAGTACCGACGTGATCAACTGGAATATCGTAATCGAGTCACTCGGGAGGAACGGAAATGACTGAAATCCTACTGGACGTTGATTCGGTGGACGATTACAGGATGTTTTTGAAAATTAAAGCGTTGCCATCGTATTCAATCCGCGGCCGGCTTGCTTCGTTCCCCGATGAGTATGCAGCCAGTTTGGGGATTAAGACAAAGCCGGATCGGGTTATCAACTGGAAACCTTCGGGATTCATGTTTGATTACCAGCAGGCCATTACGGACCTGGCGATCAAGAAACGGAAATATGCTGTCTTCGCGGATTGCGGATTGGGCAAAACGCTAATCCAATTAGAATTTGCCCAGGCAGCAATGCAATCACTCAATCAGGAAAACAAGGGATTCTTGATTGTAGCGCCGTTGATGGTGGTCGCGCAAACCTTATCAGAGTCGGCCAAGTTTTACCCGGACATGGAGATTGAGCAAGTCGGGGCGGCTGGCCTGCAATCGTGGCTCGACGACTGCGGCGGACGCATCGGGATCACAAACTACGAAGCAATAAAAGACGTAATGAGCCGCGGCCTGCTTGGCGGACTATTACTAGATGAATCGTCAATGCTTAAAAGCCATTACGGAAAATGGGGGACGCGGCTAATACAGCTTGGCGCGGGCCTGGACTATAAGCATTGCGGGACTGGCACGCCAGCACCAAACGATCGTATTGAGTATGCGAATCACGCCGTATTTCTAGACGCATTCCCAAACGTCAACGCATTCTTGGCTACCTACTTTATTAACCGAGGACAGACACAAGAGCGATGGGCATTGAAAGATCACGCGTTGCGGCCCTTTTATCGTGCGTTATCGCACTGGTCGATCTTTCTCAGCGATCCGGCTGTGTATGGCTGGAAAGACAATTGTGATACGGTGCCGCCGGTCCACGTACACTACCATCCGGTCGACTTGACCGATGAGCAGCGGCGGTTAGTTGCCAGCAAAACGGGCCAGCTGTTTGCGACCGATCTGGGGGGAATAGGATCACGCGCACAAATGGGGCAAATCGCCAAAGGCCACTACAAAGGAAAATCGGTTGCAACAAACAAGCCAGCCAAGATTGCCGAGCTGGTCTCGTCGTGGCCAGAGGAGTCCACGATCATATGGTGTCTGTATAACGAGGAGCAAAACCAGCTCGCTAAGCTATTTCCAGATGCGGGTAGTATCACCGGGGCAACTCCGATCGAAAAGCGAATCGAATACATCGATGAGTTCAAATCCGGCAAACGAAAAATGCTAATCACGAAACCGAAGATCCTCGGATTCGGACTCAACCTCCAGGTTGCCACGCGGCAGATATTCAGCGGGCTGCAAGATTCCTACGAGCAATTCTATCAAGCGGTCAAGCGGTCCAATCGCATTGGCTCAACTCGACCGCTCAACGTGCACATACCATTGACGGACATCGAAGAGCCAATGGTGCAAAACGTCATGAGGAAAGCGCATCAAATAGAGCATGATACTATTGCCCAACAATCCCTGTTCCAGGAGATGCGTAATGCTAAGTGAGATCCAGGATTTTGACATTGTCAAAGAAGATTGTATTGAGCACATGGCGACGCTCCCGGATGCGTGCTTCGATTTCTCAGTGTTCTCGCCACCGTTTCCGTCCCTCTATTCCTATACCGACAGCGAGCACGACATCGGCAATAGCGAGGATTTAAAGGGCGATGCGAAACTCCATCTATCATTCTTCTATCGCCAACTGGCTAGACTAATCAAACCGGGTCGGGCTGTATGCGTCCACGTAATGCAGATTCCACGTCTGAAGCGATCGGGTGGCGTTGGGCTGTGCGATTTCCGCGGATTGAATATCCGATTGGGCGAGCGATCCGGACTCATCTATGAATACGATTGGAGCATACGAAAGAATCCACAAGCCCAAGCGATCCGTACAAGATCACGTGAGCTACAATTCTCCGGACTGGAAAGCGATCGGGCCGGGAGCCGTGGCGCATTGCCGGATTACATTATCAAGTTTCGCGTGCCGGGGGATAATGCGGTAAGGATCCAGAGCGATTGCGTGAGCCGCAACGATTGGATCGCGATGGCCGAGCATCATTGGACGGACATCAAAGAGACGGACACGCTCAACGTAGCGGCCGGCCGTGATGAAAAGGACACGAAACATATATGCCCGTTACAGCTAGGTCTGATACGTCGCCTTGTGTTGCTGTTTAGTTTGCCCGGCGAGATTGTATTCTCTCCGTTTGCTGGCATCGGAAGCGAGGGATACGGCGCCCTCAAGGAATATCGCAGGTTCTATGGCTGCGAGATCAAGGACACCTACTTCGCGGCCGCGCATGACAATTGCCGGCGAGCAGTATCGAATCGCAAACGTCAGATGGACCTATTTGACATGAAGGAAACTGGATGACCCATTCGATCATCGCTGGCCACAGAGGGCGGGAGCAACACGGCGCAGGCGGTTACACGACGGAGCCAGACAACATCCACGGGATGCTGACGTGTATCGAGTGCGTCGCCAATGGAGGGAGCGGCGATCGGATTCAACAATTTGCAATCCGAGAGATCGAAACGCTTTACACTAAAATCTATTATGCAACGTTTTATGCTCAGGGTGACGTGTCGTGACCCCCCGGTGGGCCGACGTAGGCCCTGCTTGTGTTGTTGTGTTTTTTTGATTAGTACTCAGATTGCCAAAAACACGGGCAGCCGGTGGGTTTCGGTGTTGACGCGTCCGAAAAGAATCCGGAAAGTAGACGCATGACAAGAGGTGGAGCACGACCCGGCGCCGGCCGGCCCAAATCGCCAGACTCAAAAATCGTTTTCTCCACGAAAATCCACCCAAAAGTGCGTGCATATCTAAAATCCTGCGATAATCAAGCCAAGACCGTCGAGTCGGCTATCCGCGGGTCTAAGGGGTTTCGGGACTGGGCGGCGAGCACAGGATAGCATTGACGGCTAAATCTGGTGGCCTTAAAATCCGGACGTTCTCAACATCACGAAGGTAGGCATCATGGCAACAGCAATTGCGACAACGACGCGTCTAGAAATATTAGAGTCGGAAATAAACACAGAGGCGTTCGAGGCCTTCTATCACATTGGCCAGAAGCTTCTGGAAATAAAAAAGGGGAGGCTATACGAAAATGCGGGATTCAAGGCGTGGGGTAGTTACTGCGCTTCTGGGCGAATTGATTATGGAAAGGCTCAATCGGATTGCTACATCCGCGCAAGCGAACTAAGACCAAAAATGGATGCTCCTAGCATCCATCATGAATTCAGCGTCAAAGAAATGTTGGAGCTTTGCAAATGCGAAACCGACAATGATGCAAAACGAGTGGCAAAAAAGGCGATCGCTCTCGCGAAAAAAACCGGCGAGCGGGTGACTGCCAGAATGATTGCTCAGGTACGTGACGGCCTGGACGAGTCGGGCGCAGAGAATAAACAGCTGGAGGCTGCTCTGGACGATGCTTCGTTAGCCGCACACCTTGAAGAATTATCTGACATCCTCGTCGAATGGAGAATCTCGCTCGAACAGGTCGACCTTGAGCAGTGGAGTGATCTGCGCCCGGTCGTCTTGACGCGAGTTAAGGCCGAGGCTAGGAAGCTTCTTAAATTTCTGGAGAGTTGAGATGACTATTACGTTCGATCAGTTGTTGGAGCAGGCGAAAGTTTCCCTGGCCCCCAACGGTCTCTGGCTGGCCAAGCAGGATCGTACATGCGAAAGCATGTCGAGGGTGTTTGTAGCTATTCGTGCGTTGATCGATTCGGTCAACGACTCGGAAACAAAGATCAGTCGGGAGCATGCGGCATTGTCGAAGACCAACAGCCGACTGGCTGCTGACAATTCTGAGTCGCAGAAGGAAATCACACGTATCACGAAAACCGCGATCGCTCGCGGCCTGGAGAGTGTGCCAGAGGTGTCTGACTCGGCCCGGAATCGTATCTTGTCAGTGAACGGCGGATAGTCCCGCCGGTAACCTGAGAACTTACCGTTGAGCCATCCGCCAACCTACCCTGGCGGATGGCGAGCGGGTTCGATTGCCTATTGACATATCGACTAGAAACGCTCACGTTCTAGTTGCAATGGACATTCTCGTATACCTCGGATGGATCCTAGTTCGGCACATCATACCGATTGTGCTCGAGCTACTCTCGTCGCTTGGCGCTGATTCGGTGATCGTCGAGTCTGACATCCAGAGAGAAATCAGAGCGGAACACGGGCGTGAGGCGTCGCGAAGACAACTGGGCCGCGCTCTTCGGTATTTGGAATCTGCCGGGGCCATTCATCTCACGTACCCTATGGGACGATTTTGCATTTCGCGCGCCCCTGGTTTCGTCGCGTGTCGCGCGGAGTCCATTCCAGCGGCAATAGACCCATAGAGGTACACATGCCAGATACTCCCGGCGCACCAAGTTATATCGCCCCGGAGCGATTCTACACGCTGCAGGGATTCAAAACCGCGGCTGGGATCGGCGACACGCTGATTCGGCACGCTCGTCTCGGCGGTGTCCAGATCCCAGCCAAACGAATAGGCCGTCGCAAGTTTATCCGTGGCGATGACGGTATTCGATACCTCGAGCAAGTTGCGAGGTTACAACCATGAATCGTCTTGCACTCGGAAAAAAACAGGCTCATCGAATATGCTCAATCTGCGAAGAATAATTGTAAACTGGAAAACGTCGCTAGGCGGACTGGCCGCGATACTTGCCGCCGTGAAGCTATTGATGGGCTATCTATCGCCAGCCTGGGATGACGACCCGGAAACGATGGTCAATTGGAATATGGTTTTAGAATCGCTCGGCGTGCTAGCGGCTGGCCTGGCTGCGCTGTGGGCACGCGATAACGACAAGTCGAGCGCCGACAATGCAATCACGCCAGGTGGATCGGGTCGATGAGGATTTCCGACTGGATAGCGATCGGTGCCGTTGTGGTTGGCGCGCTTGCCTACGTGGTTCCCGGGCTGGTGTCCAATCTGCGGGGCCTGGTCGGACGCCTAACGACGACTTCGCCAATTGACGACGTTGACGTCGTGCCGATCGTTGGTGTTGTCGACCGCCACCAGGCGGTCGACGCACTATGCACGATTGAGCAGTGGGGCAAGGGGCTGAACAATCCGGAATTCAACGAGAGCTTGCAAGGGCTTTGTAGACAATTCCTAGTTCGATACGACGAGACCGATGAGCAAGATAAAACTGATTAAATTATGTAGGCTCGTCGTCATTGCCTGGGCTGTTGTGCGAGTCGGTGAGCTGATCGCATGCCAAGCCGCTGGGATAATCCCGGCGATCGTGGATCCGATCCCGGTAGATGTCGATTGCTTGACAGTCATCATCGTCCGCGAGACAGGCAAGCACGGCACGACCAGCACCGCGCAGCTAAACGCAATGCAATCCGTCTTGCTTGAGGAGGCGATCGAAGACGCTGGCGGTGAGCTCAGGAAATTCGATCCGGACCAGGCCCCGCCAGGCCATTGGGCGCCGATCGCAGGCCGGGCTGGCGATCTACCGTGGTGGGGCGTGTATGGGACGCGTTGGGTCGAGGGGGCGTTCCCGAAGAACTTAGAGCAGGCGCTTAAAGTTGTGGCGGAGTGCCGGTAATGGCCACCCTTGACGGAATCCCGATCATCGACGAATCCAACTATCGATCATATGTTTCGGAAATCGAAACCGAGGGATTCGGAACCGGATACATCCCCCGGGATTACGACGCGATGCCCGAGGGGAGTCTTGGATTCGCCGACCCATTCGACTTGCCTGTCATACCGCGGGACCAATGGGCCGAGCGGATTAAGGCGCGGGAAGTTTCGCATTCGCGGATCAGCGATTGGCAACGAAGGAAAAAAGTGAAAGTAAATAGCCAAGGACAGACATCGTTTTGCTGGGCGCACGGCACGGTCAAAGCCATGGAATTATCCTACGCCATGAGCGGGCACGACTACACGGAGCTGGCACCGGAATCGATCGCGGCACCGATCAAGGGCTTTCGCAGCCAGGGCGGAAACACGCCAGAGGCGATCCGGTGGCTATCAGCAAAGGGCTGCTGTGAGCGGCAATACTGGCCGAGAAATTCGTACAGTCGCAGTAACTACACCGACCAGGTTAAGCAAAACGCAATGCTTTGGCGATTGTCTGAATGGCTGGAGTTGTCGCGGAATCGGTTTGATCAGCTAGCGACGTGTTTATTGTTGGGCTTGCCCGCGGGGATCGGTCTAAAGTGGTGGCGCCACCTTGTGTGTGCAATGGATCTCGTCAAGACGGGCGCCAATTCCTACGGCGTGATGATTCTCAATTCATGGGGGCCGGGCTGGGGCGATAACGGCCGCGGGATATTAGAAGAATCGAAGGCGAAAGCGTTTGATCAATACGCTTGCCGGACGGGGACTTTGCGGGGGCTGGCCGCGTGATCCACAAAACAAATGACACCGTCGCTTTTCGTGGTGTTGCGCTCATCGTCGGCGGGTGGGTTCTCGCTGCCGTCAGCTACATGGCTGGGGTTTTCATCGAGCGGAACCGATCGCAAATCGAGCCGCCTGAGTCCGCCAAATTAGGCGGCGCGGAATTGGCCGATTTGTTTGGCGAAACGGAGCAGATGCAACCGATACCATTGGCCGATCCGACCGACTACGAGCGGGGGATGCTACCCGACTTCGACGACTTAATCGCGAAGCCAGCGGATCCACGACCAACCATAGCCGATCCACACCCTGACGTTGACTGGGAGCCAATCGACGGCAAGTCTGGCTCTGTACCAGCACAACGACGGGGTGATCGGCACTGGGTGCAATACGCCTGCAAGAATGGCTTATGTTGTCCAGCTGAACGGGCGCCGGTCGGTGCGGTTGGAAGGGGAAGCGACGGCTACTATCACTGGAAATGGCCAGACGGAGTCTTCAGGCCGTACACGTCAGACGGCCAGCGTTCATTTTAAAAAGAGGCGTATCATGCGAATATTACTTTTCGTTTTGTTCTGCGGCGGATTCTGTTTTTGTGATTATCTCGAGCGCGACACGATCGAACCGGGATCGATTGCCCATGCTGTCGGCGACGATCAGACGTATCCCGTTCGCATTCTCCGGCGGTTGCGGCAACGTTGGCTCAACAATCGGGCAGGCGTCTACAACGCTTGGGGTGGCTCAGTGGGAGCCGGATACGACGGATCTAGCTACTCCATCCAGCGGTCGGCTATACCCGACCCGTCTAGCTATTCCTACAGCTGCAAGCCTGGGCCTGTTGGCGCCGGTGCTTGCCCGCAGCGCAACGCCTACGCCGACACGGGTGGCCAGGTTGACGCGTATGGCTCGATAATAGCAACAGCAACCACATTGAGCGTGGAGGAGATAGAACAGCTTATTGACGAGCTAACCAATCTGGTCAATTCAGCTCGCGGCGACATGCGAGACGCCAGACTGATAAGCGTGCGT